GTTTTAGTGTTGCCTAATACTTGCATAACTACCAATGTTTTAGTTTGGCTTACATCATCATATCTTTTCTTATCATCAATTTTTTTCATAATCTTTTTAACAGCTTTTTCTTTAGATGATTCTTTCTTCGCTATTTCTTTTGGTTTCTCAACTTCTTCTTTTTTTTCTTGTTCTTTTTCTATTGGTTGTTCTTTTTTTTCTTCAACTACTTCGTTTGTTGATTCAGTTTCTTCCTCTTTTGTTTCTTTTTGTGATTCCAATTCTTGCGGTGCTTCTTCTTTTATATCTTCTGCTACATCAATGGTTTCTTCAACAACTTCCTCAATCTCTAACTCTAACTCTGCTTCAACTTCTATTTCCATTTCCATAACCTCAACTTCAATTTCAGCAATTTCTATTTCTTGAATTTCTAGTTCAACCTCATTATAAGTAGGTTCATCAATAGTAATTGGTTCTAATTCATATCCTTCATTAGTTTCAACCATATCATTTGATTCAAATACATCTTCAACAAAATCAATAACATCTTCAGGTGCATCTATATTTAAAGCAATAAACATTTCTACTGATGTTATTTCTTGGCTGATAATGGTATTGACAACATTATATAACACGGAGACTGATACATCATCAAACAAGGGAGAAATGCTTAGACTAATATCCCTACCTCCTATTTCTATAATGACAGTAGTTAAACTTCCTGAAAAATCCCAACCACCTTCATAAGATTGATAACCAGAATTTGTTCCACTAGCTGACAAAACATCTGTGCCTGAAAAAACATTTGTATTTCCATTTTTACCTGTAATGTGCATATAAATAGAATCATTTGCATCTTGTTTATCTACCTTAATTGTATAGTTAGTTTCACCACCTTTAGTTATGTTAAGATTTGATATATCTACTGTTTGAATAAAAGTAGTTCCCATATTAGGAACACCCATTATTGATGTAGAATTGCCTGAACCTGTAATTCTAGCACATTTATCAGTTCCTAAATTTCCGCAACCAGAACCACTAGGCATTGAAGCAGAACCTTGACCACCCCAATCAATATCCATATCGCCCTCAAATTTTGAGGTTACATAATTATTATCACCATCTAATAAATCTCCAGAGTCCTCATTAATAATAGTAGTTGTTGTAATGTCAGTTGTTGTAGTTGTTATTATTGTTATTCCATCTGCTTCATGAATAATTTCTTCTGTTATAGATTCTTCAATTATTTCTTCTATCGTTGGAGTACAAAGACCTATGGTGTCAGTTGTGCAATCTACAGCTTTACTAGAAAAGGAGAGGGAAACCGATCCACAAAGCCATAGCAGATATAATAAATTTCGCAAATTGGTCATTTTTAACTTCCTTTATTTTTTTTTTAGTTAATTCTTTATTAGCAAATACAATACTTCCTTTTGGTACTAATTCTGGATTTTCTTCCCAACCTTGTTTTGCTTCTGTTCCTATCTTTGAATCATAAGGACAATAAGTTCCAGCAAACCACATAGCATCAAACACTCTATGATCAGTACATAATGTTGAAACAGCCGCAACTTTCATTCCCATAGAATATAAACTACGAGCAAGTTTAATTCTTTCACAGTTCTCGTCTGTAATTGTAATACCACTAGCGATACCAAAAATTTGAGTTTGTACTGCACCACTCGTTGCTGTTTTACAAATATCAGAATTATTTACAACAACACTTGGAGCATTTGCAGTCGGTGGAGCTTTGTCTGTTACTACTGTTGATGATACTGTGTTCGTATCTGCCCCAAGAGCAGAGTTCATCATACTATTAAGAAAAAAAATTATAATACTTGCTAATACTATTCCAATTATAACAGGACTTCTCATTCAAAATCTCCATCAATTTCTAATCGTAGTGATTTAATCTTATAAGAATTTTCAAGGATTTCGTTTTTAAGTTCAAGCACATTTTGATTAGCTTGAACATCTTCTATGTTTGTTTTTAATAATTCAAAGTCAGAAAATAATTTACCTACTATAAAAACATTACCACAAGCGGCACTAATTAATCCTACAGCTATTAAAATATTTTTTATTGATAATTCTATTTTCATTTATGCTCCACATGAATCGCAACCATCTTCACAGATACAATCATCACAGCCACATTCAGGGCATTTAGGATTTATCTTGCTGTACATGGCACTCCCTCACTAGATACGAATGGGTGTTCTGCCCAAGCAGCATATACATTGGTCGTATCACTTCCTCCTGTTTCTGGATTATTGTTTCTTATTTTAAAACCATTAGAAAGAATATCTATGGCATAATAATCATTAGTACTTTCAACCCATGGCTCATTTGGGACTAAAGTATTATTAGCTTGATTATAAGTGTTTCTTGTACTATCATTAATAACCCAACTACCACTTGAATCTGTTCTTTTTATCATAATGATTGCTGGAGAAAACCCAGTATAGACAAATTGTCCATCTGCACTATTATTACCCCTATAAGTACCAAATTTACTATATCCTTTTATTTCTGTCCAAACATAAGCAATATAAGTAGCGGAATCTTGATTTACTTTAGGTTCGCCATTACCACCATCAACAGTAAAAACTGTACTTGTAGGTGCTGTATCATTCCAAAAAACAACATTATCTGAAGTAGCAACATTTTCATCTAACTTAAGCATATCTGTTTCTGGAGCAGATGTATTATGAGCATGATATACTGTCCAGCTATCTCCAATACTTCTACTTTTTACCATAAACATTTTAGGTACAGCTCCTAATCCATGTGCAAGGGTTCCTCCTGAACTACCTGTACCTGTATAGTCTACAATAGAAAATCCAGCAGTAGTATTTGCTTGATAACCACCAGCAGGATTAGCTCCACTTTCACTAAATGTTGTTCTTGTGCCACCATTAGCTTTCCACATCCAGCTAGCATAAGTTGTACTACCATGATTTATAGCTTGGTCATCATCTATTGTTATTCCTGTAGATGTATAACTTTTAACATGACCGCCTGAATGTGTTCCCTCAGCATCAGCTCCATTTGTATATAATTGATTTCCTATACCTCTTGATGAATCTACTATATAATGCCAATAACTAGCACTTGTTCTATGTTTCCACCAAACCAAATCTGGTTGCATACCAATATTAATTGCTCTGTCATCAGTAGCATTACCTGTCCAAATAACAGCTTGGCAATGTGCTGATGGGTCATCTATCGTTGTATAAGCCATTATCCAAACTCCGCTAAATTTTTAGTACATAAAGCATAATACCCACTCGGTACTGCATATTCAAAATTTCCATACCCATTAGCATCCGCATTACCAGAACTAATAGTAACTTGTGGATTTCCAAAATTTACATATACAGCACTTTCGCCTCCTGTTTGATATCCCCATGCTGGGCTAAAAAATTTTCCACTTGTTTCTATTCCTGTGTAAGCTGGATTAGTTCCAGAAGGGTCTCCTGAATTTTGCCAAACTCCATCTACTGACCAATAAATTTTTCCATTATCTAAATCTAAAGCACAACCTAAAGTTTCTGAAGTTGATACTGATTCTCCATAAGTTGTTTGTGCATTATTCGTTCTTGTTTTTCCATCACCTAAAATATAAGCATAAGAATTACCAGCACCATAACCAGAACCGCCAGGAAATAAACCGCCACTAGTAGGAATTATAGGTTCATCTGTATGTACTATTCCTGAAGCTAAATTATCTGCACCACTAATTTCCCAATACCATTTGCCATCATTAACAGCTATCGTTGATCTAATTGAATGTCCATTAGCTCCATTCCAAGTAGCTTTTAAATTTCCTTGTGTAACAGTATTAACCTCTGAGCCTTTATCATTTGGATTTAAAGTACAAAAATTATTAGTAGGTGTGTCTGTCATTTGATATTGACCAGAAAAATTATTAGTATCTAAATGATTTGCTTCGCCTGATGTATCACTTGCAAATCTACCAGAACCTACACCTGTCCCTGTATTGCCAAATTCTAAAAAGAAACCATGAGTTCCAAAAGTTACAGATGCTTTTTTTGGCACCCAAACCCCATTATCATTTGATTTTCCAAAAGAACTAGCATCATATGCAGTACCATCAATAAAATAAACATCAGCTAAATAACCACCCCAAAAAAGATTATCTCCTATCCAGCTACCAACATATAATGTGCTAGTATCTAAAGGATTACCACCTGAACCTGAACCTACACTTTCACCATTTATATATAATGTAACTGTGCCAGAATCACATTTGACTACACAATGTGACCATGCTGCACAATCTCTATAAACTCCTGTGGAGCTTATTAATATATTATCTGGACTATCTTCTGAATAATAAAAAAATCTTGGTGTTACACTACTTACAGAACCAAAACCTATTCCAGTTCCATCAGTTCCAGATGAACCCCAGCTTATTATGTAATTATTAGTTGAAAAATCATTATCTCTTTTAACCCAACAACTAAATGTCCAAGAAGCAGATGAACTTCCCAAACTATAAGTTAATTTTTGATTAGTTCCATTAAATAAACCAGAATTACTAATTTCATAATCATCTGCTGATAAAGTGTTTGCTGGAATTATTAAAGGCATTGTTATTCCTTCTCAGGAAATTCGCCTAATGGTCTTGATACAACTCCATCTGTTTCTGTGTAAGTAAACAAAGCAGCCAAAGCATCAACATTACTAGCATTATCTATTTGTGTTTGCATAGAATTACATTTTGCTCTAACACTTGCTCTCCAAGTTTTCCAACCACTATCCATTTCTGTTTCTGTTTCTTTTGCTTTTACTACTCGCCAATCACTAGGTGCTAATAACCCAGCACATTGATTGTTTATCATTTCTTTTTTAATTGTTTTTAATCCTTTAGTAACAATTTGTTTTCCTTTATCATCTAATATTGGATCACCATTTTCATCTGTTTCATTTTTATCATTTATTGATTTTGCTGTAGCAGTTCCATAAGTTGCAGTAACCTTATCGCCTGATGTTTTATAAGCAATAGTTTGATTAGTATTTATATAATATTCCTCATCTTTCTTTTTTGAATTATCTTCTTCTACCTCATATAATCCAATGGCTTTTTTTTCATCTACTGACCATAAAGAATAAATTTTAGTTGAATAACGAACATCATTTCTAATTAATTTTTTTGGATGATTAAAAGTTTCAATTACTTTTTTATTTTCTACTATTGCATACATATCTTAACTCTCACTTAAATTCATTGTTCTACCTACTTCTTGCCAAATAGCACCATTATATCTGAATACATGAATATCGGTTTTGCCATCAGTAGCAGTTTCAGTTGGCTCGGTTGAAGCGGCAAATTCAAAAACTGTGTTCCAACCAATAGTATGTGAACCATTAAAATTTATTTCTAAACAAATAAAAGCACCTTCCGTAGCATTACTTGGAGCAGAAAAAGTCGTATTTTCTGAGGTTTGATGATAAGCATTTGGTGCGGCTTGTGAATCCCAAGCAACAGCATTTGAAGATGAAGTAATTGCTTGTTGAGGAATATAAGCTAAATCATTAAATTTAATTTTACCTGTACCATTTGTAGTAATATCTATATCGCCATTAGCACCATCAGTAATAGTTATATTTCCAGAATTAGTTCCTTTATTAGTATCTAAAACTAAATCATAAGCACCACTTGTTGTTAAAGTAGCAGAAGCACCACCAGAGCCAATGATAGTTTCTCCTGAACCTTTTGGCTTAATATGTAAATCAACATTTGTTTCACCACTTGCACCTAAAATTGGTGGATTACCTGTTGCCGCATTAGTAATTTCTAATTCATTTACTGCTGAAGCAGTTGTTTGAAATATGACTTGTTCATTATTGTTTTCGTCAGAAATATAATGAGCATCATCTATTATTATATTGTGTGAATTAGTATCTAAATTACCACCTAATTGAGGACTTGTATCATTAACAATATCAAATGTGACTGAGCTATCTGTCCAATCTACAGTATTAGCTGTAGAGTTAATTGTGCCTAAAGCGATATGATCAGAGCCATCATATAGTTTTAAAATCCATCCTGTCGCACCAGCAGATGTATCAATCCACAAACTACCTTGTGCTAAACTTGCTGGAGCAGAACTACCAATATGAGTAGTGTTTATTGCACCTAAAATATTGTTTAATTCTGTACGAAAGGCTGAGAAACCTTGATTCGCTATATTTACATCTGAAACTTGACTCATAATACCTCTATATCATTATTAACTAGATGATTTCAACCCATAACCTTGAGCAACATAATCAAATGTGCGATTAATACCACTCCCTGATGAATTTGTAAATGCAATAGAAAAACCTGTCGCACTTTTAGAACTAATTGTGTAAGTGTCGCCTGTTGCCATATTTTGAGCAGATATACCTACTGCTGGACTAGCATAAAAAGAATTAGTATAAGTTATAGCTTTTGTACCTGTTGTACTTGCCACATCATTATCACTTTCAATTCTTTTTTCCATATCAACACTAACACTAATACCGCTTACAAATCCTCTTACCTTATTGTTTTTGTTTGCCATTCTCAATCTAAATTTAAAATATCTTCCTTTATAAGTTGTTGAAGCATTTAAAGCAAAAAAATTTGTAGCATCTCCAAGACTAGATGTAGAACTAGCAACTTGCAAACTTTGTATAGCATTGGTTGGATCATTACCATCAAAAGGTGCTGGTGCATCATCAAAATTTGAAAAGCCTCGTCCTGAGTCAAATAAATCGTATGGATCTTCAATTTGATCAATGGTTAAATTTTTTGTAAATGAAACATCAAAAATACCACTTAATGATAATGAAGAATTTAAAGTGTAAAAACCTTCATTGTCAATATTAGCTGTATAATAATTAGGATTAGATGTTACATCAGTTCCGCCTAAATCAAAATCTCCGCTAGGACTATCAAAGTTTCCAACTGTGTCATCAAAGTCTGTTATAGTATCAAGAACAATAGAATTAGTTCCAGAAGAATCTGTTAAAGCAACATCACCATCATAAGTACCTAAAGTTAAATCTTCTGTTAATGTAGAAATATTTTTGTAAGATTGTAAACTAGAAATATTAGAATAAATAATTGTTTCGTTATTTGATTCGTTTCCTAGCTTATCTACTGCTTTAATTAAAAAAGCACCTGTTTTAGCATTAGTAGTTTTTGTTGTTCCACTTGTTCTAGGAACTTGAAGCCAATTATTAGATTTATTCCATTGTGCCGAACTTGTTACATTTTGATAACGAATTTCATAATATGATACATCTAAATCACTTACTGCATCCCAATTTAATTGCATTTGATTAGAGCCTTGCATATTAACTGAAAAATTTTCTACATCATTTGGTGGCTCAGTTGCACCAACTATTAATCTGTTAGCAGAGGTATAAGAAGAACTAACCCCCAAAGCATTAATAGCTTTAACTCTTACATTATAAGTTTTATCATCTATAACATTAAGCATTTCATAATTAAGCTGTGAACCTTTTGCTATAATTTTATAATCTGTTTCTGTGCTTAATTTTGCTTCTACTTGATAATATTGAACAAATTTATCTGTTGAAGCACCAACAACTATATTTAATCTAGTTATTGCAGTACCTTCATTATATAAAATTAATTCATCAGTAAGAGTTACACTTGCTGGTGCAGAAACAGAAAAAGGATTAGGTAAAGTTGTATCAGGTATAGTTGCAACTGCTGTTTGTGTTCCAAAAGTATAATAGGAATCTTGGTGTTCTGTTAATTGTAAAGAAACTGTACTATCAGGATTTAAAGTTACAGATAAAACACGAAATGGTTTTGCACTAAAACTTGGTGTTGCATGAGTAACATTAACTATATCTCCAACAGCTAATTCCATAGCATTTGCATCTGCTGTTAAACTAACATCTAAACTAGACCTTGATCTTCTTAAAATAATTTCAGCCATTTCTTGTGCTTGATATGGACTTGTTATACTTGGAAAATCAAATCTACCCTCTAATAAAATTCCACCATCAGCAGTTTTCATTGTTGAGTGTTGATCAGCACTTGCTTGAGCAGAGTCATCTACAGGTGGAAACTGTGCTTCATCTACTTGATAATTTTTATTTGGATTAATAAAAGTAACAATAACTCTATTATATCTTTCATTTTTATTTTTAGAAGATACACCTATTCCACCAATAATATTATCTTCTGTTAAAGTTATAGAAGCACTACCAGATGTTTCTACTAAAACTTTATATTCTCCAGCAGTATAATTTAGATAACCTCTACATCCTGTTAAAAAATCTTTTACATTTTCAATACATTTTTTAGATGTATCAACAACAGCATGACTATCTATTAAATCAATTTGATCAGCACCAGAATAAGGAGTTATATTTGCATCACAAACATCACCAGCAGTTTGCCAATCAGCAAAATTAGAATCAAAATAACCATTAGCAATACCCATACCATAACGAGTATTTCGTAAATAATCTAATAATTGATAAACAGGATTATCAGAATATTCCCATGTTGAACTTGTATCTGCTCTATGAGAACCAGAACCACCTGTTAATGTTCCATCTAAATTCGGATTATAAACTTTTTTACCTTTAACAACTGCATGAACACTTGGAATCCCACCGAAAGCATCTTGATTCCATTTAAACTTTAAAGCAAGATAAGCTACTCCTCTTAATCTGTGATTACTTGTCCAAGATGTTAAACTACCAACCAATGTGTCATAAGTTTGACTATCAGAACCATAATGAGGTTTTACAGTTATTAAACTTGCACTATCTTTATAATAATTTGAAT